ATATTAAATCTCGATAAAAGCGATTTAAATACTTTTGTGAGATATGGTTCTGCATACGAATTTTTGAGATTAATGATTGAAGGAATTATTCTTGCATTTCCGGGCAGTCTTTTCATGAGTTCTCAAATGGAAATTGGGGGTAATATTACATACTCGAATTATTCCGCAGATACTATAACAAACACAACTACGTTTACAATACCGATTGAATATATTGCAAATAAATTTGGCTTGGTGTATAATGATGGAAATCAAACAATTCCTGATGATAGCGAACTTAAAAATTTAAATTTATCTTATGACAAATATGTTGTCTGGTCTGCAGCGAATCCAACAGGTAATTCATTTTCAGTTATTGGATTTACTGGATTTACAACTGATAGCTCAAAAGCCAATTACAATAAAATTTTATTAAAAGTATCAGGTAATCCATTTCCAGCAGAAATATTTAGTGGTTATACATATGAAGTTGATTTTCACATTAAGCCAAACAATTTTGTTTTTGAAGAATTTAGAGCATTGCTTAATGATTATCAAAAATATATTGTTTCAGAGAGGGATGGCACGAATGGTTTTAAGTTTGTTCTTAAAGACCCGACATTACTTGAAGATGGTTCGGTTGTTTATGGTGATTCAAATATGTTGTGGAGCACTGGCGACAAGTACAATATTGATATTGACACACCGAATTATAGAAACTTTTTGAATAGCATTCTAAATATCGGAAGTAAGTATGATGCGATTAAAACCGATTTAATTGCCAGATTTTTAACACCCGCATCGCTTAAAACATATGACCTTACCGAAGAGGGTAAGATGACAAAACTTCTTAGAATTTACGGTAGAGAGTTCGATGAATTAAGGCAATTTATTGATTCCTTAGTTAATATTAATAAGGTTACATATAATAAAATCAACAACATACCTGACCAATTAGTAAAAAATCTTGCCAGAACTTTTGGGTGGGATTATTTCTCGTTAGTTAATGAAAATGAGTTGGTTGAGAGCTTTTTAACTATTGATGATAGCGAGAGGAATTTAAACACTGATTTGCTTCCGGCTGAAATAGATATTGAGCTTTGGAGAAGAATTTTAATCAATACAAATTATTTTTGGAAATCAAAAGGTACACGTGAAGCAATAAAATCAATGTTTTTGCTTATTGGTATTCCCGAACCTTTTATCAACATTACTGAATACGTCTATACTGTTGACGGTAAAATCAATCCTAATACAGTGCCGTTAACTTTGGAAGAATTACCATCAGCATCGTTACCATACGATAAAGATGGTTATCCCGTAGCACCTGTTGAATCGAACACATTTTATTTTCAGGTTTCTGGGGATACTGATAGTGGTCAAGCATATATGAACGTGTTTCGCATGGTTGGATTTGATTTAACACCAATTGTTGATAACAAAAAATCGTGGGTACAAGCAGGTGCAATAACCAGAATTGATGACACAACGCCACAATATTATCAGGAAGACAGTAAACTTGTTTTGAATACAAAAGAAGTGGACGTTGCGCTTGATACTGCACGTGGAATTGAATATGACGTATTTGATTACATAAAAAATCAAGATTTTAAATATAATTCAAGTGGTTATACATTACCATTCACATACGTTAACATTTCATTAGGGGTAACTGGTTCACAACAAACATTTCCATTACCACCAGCAGTATATTCATCCAATAAAATAAAGGGTGATTTAGAAGTTCGTTTCAATGGAATATTATTAAATGCGCCAAAAACTGGAACAACAACGGGAGTTACATATCAAGCGGATTATATTATTGATGAGGTAACAAAAACATTTACATTAACTGGTGAAACTGGCGCAATGTATGCCCAAAATAATAGTTATCGTAGAGATGTTGTACAGGCAACATTTGTATATTCAGGTGGAACTGAATTTATTAGTGGAATTACTGTTCAATATCTTGTAACAAGGGTTAAAGCGAATTTACTTGGTACTGAAATTCCATTACCAAGTATGCCACGTGGTGATGTGCAGGTCACAATAAATGGTGTTGCCTTAACAAAGGGAACTGCTCAATTTAATGCAGATTATGTTGTTGATGCAAATAATAATAAAATTATCATACAAAATGCCGATGTAATATCATATTTGGGAGTCAATCCTAATGTTCAGGTAGCATATCTTGAAGTAATTGGTAGCGATGACATTAATGTAAAAAGTGAAATATATAGGGTAGACAGTTTTAGCACAGGTAAATTATATTACAACTCATTAGCTGGTAAATATGTTTATAAGCTCAACTATAAGGTGAACAATGCAAGCGAAGTTAAACTACTTATCGATGGAATTGCGTTAGAACCCGGTATGGATTATAATGTAAATATTTCAAACCCGTATGAAATATTCTTACCTTCAGGAATTAAATATGGCACAGTAATTAGTGCATATTATCTTGTGGGTGGGGTGGATTATTTCAATCCGATTGTTGGTGATGTGTTTGGTCTTGGTGATATCAGCCAACTATCATTTCTTGAATTTATCGAATTGCTTCAAAGAAGGATGATAAATGCAAGGAACAGAAAAACAGTAACCGATTTTAAAGGTGGGTGGTATCCCACATTGTTGAATGTGTATATTCAATATTTAAAAAGAGCAAATATTGACCCAGAAAGTGATTTACATTCAAACGGATATACTTTTGAGAATCTATATTCGTTTTTGAGCAAATATAATGCATTCTTCCAGAGGTTTGTTGACCAATTATTGTCGGCAACAATTATTCTCAAAAAAAGTGGTTTACTTATTAGAAACAGTATATTCACGAAGCAAAAATTTGCATATAAAAGAGGGGTTAATATGTATTCTGGCAATACTGTAAGTACTCTTGATATGAGAGGTATGCCAATGGTACAATATTTTGGCGATGATGGTAGTGAATTCATTATTGGTCAAAACGATGCACCTGCCCCAATAGAAATAAATGTTGACACAATATCGGGCGTTGCATGTTATGGCATAATGGGAATTGGAAAAATTGAATCCACTGGCGGTATGAATATTGGTGGATATTTCAATGTAACAGATTATGGTATGGAATATAAATGTGCATCTTCTCCGATATGGCAATGTCAACCAAATCCATTGTGTCAAGACGTACTTACTTCTTCTACGTATCCTGCCACAATATGTAATTTAAATGAGGGTTCAACATATAATTATAGAGCGGTGGTTAAATCTGATACAATTGTAGCATATGGTAATACATTGACAACGACAATTCCAATTAGACCACCAGACCCAATTATAATCACGCCAACGGCACATACATTTACAGGTACATTTGAAAGATACTCAATTTCCGAAACAGGTGGATTCATTCTTCCAAGTGGATTAACAAGTGGTGTTACTGCATATGGAATGCAATATAGTGCAGGAACTAAGTATTATATACCGACTTCTATACCATTAGTTGAAACAAGCTTGATAGTATCGTGCTCGACATCATCATTAACTTTATTAAAAAATAAAATGATTTGTGATGGATGTCTGCCAATACAGGAATATGGTATGTTATATACTCAAAACCCAGCATTAAGTACATCTATTTGTTATGAAAATCCAAGCATTTGTAAAAGAACTTGTCCGTATGATATTAGTGACGATACTTGGTATCCTATAACAATAACTGGATTAACGCAAAATACAAACACTTATTATAAAGCATATGCTAAAAGCGAAGTTGGCGTGGGATATGGCAGTCAATGTGTTACTAAGACATGTTCTGTTGGAAAACCAGTTGATTTTAATTATATTGTTGGTGGTTGTTCAGGTACTGATGGTGTTAGTTTAGATGTTTGTGAATGTGGATGTCTAATGGCGGGTATGTCTGCTGGCGAATCATACAATGCATCATTGTATTGGAGATTGTGTAAATGTCCGACAGCAATTGTAGTTCCACAGTGTTTTGAAATAATTCGTTATCGTAGTGGAATTTGTACTACATTACATTCTTGTACAATATCGTCTAAATCAGTTACATGTAATTGTTCTGGAACGGTCTCAATTAATGTGTTATATGGTGATTGTATTCATGTTGTCACACATGCATGTACTACTGCGGGTAGTGGTAGGTCGATGGCTACTGTAAGTTTAAGCTCAGTGTCTTCATCTTATGGATTTATTGTTGGTACAAATACTTCACAAAGTGTATATACGTGCCCCGATTTACCAATATTAATTGAATAGTAAAAATAAAATAAAATGAGTTGGATATTAACACCATTAAAATCAGGAGCACCAG